GTGATGCCATGGAAGGTGGTGAAGAATACGATATATCACCTGGTGGGGAAATTGAAGGAGGAAATGATACTTCTTCCGGAGACTCTGCCGATGATGATGAAGATCAAGCAGATGGTGAGGAAGATCAAACTGAAAGTTACGGTGGTTATGGTGACCAAGAAGTAAAATCTCCAGAAGATCAGGAATTGGATGAGGATTGTATCTCAACCCAACGTCGGTTTGACCAGATGATAAACGAAGCTCTTAGGAAATCGCAGGAAGGCGATGCTAGAGAATTTATCTATTTTACTCTACCGACACCTATTATGAATAATATGGTAGTTTCTTATAAATCTATTTTAAGAGACCTTACCCCGCTTGTCCAAAAGAATGACGAGTACCTTGTCCAGCAGCTAATACAAAGCCGACAATATGACCGAAAACTAAGGGATTGGAATAGTGAATTTAATTCATTCCGTAGACAGTCCCAGAAGATCATCAGCTATATGGCTAAAGAATTCGAGCGAAAGAAGGCAGCTGCCGAATATCGCAAGGAGTCAATTGCTAAGACTGGTGTATTGGATGTCAATAAATTATATTCTTACAAGTACAATGACGACCTGTTCCTTAGGAACACGATTCGGCCTGATGGTAAGAACCACGGAATGGTAATGTTGATTGATTGGTCAGCTTCTATGACTGGTCATATGTTAGACACCATGAAGCAGACCATGAATTTGGTTTGGTTCTGCCAGAAGGTTAATATACCTTTTGAGGTTTATGCTTTTAGTAACAGCTATAGACATGGCGCTTTAGACGACCTCTTGTCTGCGGATAGAACCGACGATAATAAGGACGCTATTCGAGCCGCTATGTTAAAGTTGGGTACTTTTTCTTATAAAGAGGGAGATGGCGAATTTTCAAGTGATACACACCTGCTTAATTTCTTCTCCTCAAGAATGTCTGCTAAACAGCAGCTGGAAATGATGAAAATGATGTACCGGGTAGCTGGATCCTGCGCTAGTGAACGCTGGAGTCGATTCGATCTTAGCTCAACTCCGTTGGTTGAAGGTTTGGTCGGCATGACCAAGGTTATTCCGAATTTCAAAAACCATTATAATTTGGATATCGTCAATTTGATGATTCTAACCGATGGTGATTGTAATAGTGCAATGGATAGGATTCACCATGAAGATGAAGACCCAGGCCGACTTGGATATAAGAAAGGCTTGAGAGGTTACTACAAACGGGAAAACACTTTCCTTGAGGACCCGGTAACCAAACGCTCATACTGCATGGATCAGTTTATGGTACGTGGTGAGCATTATGTATATGAAGGCAAAATTCAGGAACGTGCTGTTTTGACACTCCTTAAAGATCGGTATGATGTCAATATTGTTGGAATCTTTTTGGATAGTTATACTTCTGGTCGTAGATTGAGCAGAGGCACGCTAGATAGATTTATAGGACAAAGATATTTCAATCAAGAGGCCCATGCGGCCGCTCGTAAGGAATGTCGTAAAGATGGATTAGCTACGGTACAATATAAAGCGTATGATGAGTTTTATATTGTTCCGACAGGCACGCTTCGGGACAATGCTCCCGATAATTTGAATATTGACGAAAATATGACTGTCGGTAAGATGGCAGGAATGTTTAAAAAGCAACAAACCTCGAAATTCGGGAATAAGGTGTTAGTCAATAGAATGACGGATATAATATCCGTTTAAAATCAGTGGTTTGGACGACCCCCCTCGACCACCCGTAAGTTATTGATTTTAAAGAGTTTTCTAATGGTGAAATTGGCAAAAATTGAAACCAAGTGGACCCACAGAACCCGACTTTTTATCAATATAATCAATGACTTATCTAGGTGGTTGACTGGGGCCACCAAAACGTGATAAGCTATGTTTTGGAAATTGGTATTTCCGTTTAATAGTCAAGGAGACTAATTAATGAGTAAAATCAAAATGACCGAAAAGCGAAAAGCCTTTATTAGGGCTGCTCGTGAGGTCTTGGGTGATGTAACTACCGTTACCCGACAGGACTTGATTCAGGTCATGGAAGCAAAAGAGCTTTCTTGGCCATCATGGTGCTGTCAAGAAGCGCTTCGTAAGAAGCACGGTGTTTACTGGTTGGTAGATGTCGATGGTAACTATAGTGGTTCACCTCTCATGGCAAAAACTGAAGAAGTGGGTATGGACAATACTGTTGTCGCTATGGCACCGACTGCTATCGGTGTAATGGATAACCAAGACAGCTATGTACCTGAAAAGTTCGTAGGTTATGTTCCTTACGGAAATTTCAACACTGTTAAGGAAGTGATTAAGTCTGGAATTTTTTATCCGCTCTTTATCACCGGGTTGTCTGGTAACGGCAAAACCTTGATGATCAAGGAATTGTGTGCTCGCCTTAAGCGAGAATATGTCCGGGCCAATATCACAATTGAGACCGACGAGGACGACCTGATCGGTGGTTTCCGTCTCCTGAATGGTGAGACAGTCTGGCATGATGGTCCTGTTGTGACCGCCATGAAGCGTGGTGCAGTCCTTCTCCTTGATGAGATCGACCTTGCATCAAATAAGATTATGTCCTTGCAGCCTGTTTTGGAAGGGTCATCTATTTACCTCAAGAAGATTGGTAAATGGGTACACCCGGTTGAAGGCTTTAATGTAATCGCTACTGCGAACACCAAGGGTCAGGGTTCCGACGATGGACGTTTTATTGGCACCAATGTGCTGAACGAAGCTTTCTTGGAAAGGTTTCCTGTCACCATCGAACAGCAGTATCCGACTGCTAAGATGGAAGTCAAAATTCTTGTAAACGAATTGGAGAAACACGACACGGTCGATTTACCGTTCGCCGAGAATTTGGTAAAGTGGGCTGATGTAATCCGCAAGACCTTTAACGAAGGTGGTTGTGATGAGATTATTTCAACTCGCCGTTTAGTACACATTATTGGGGCTTTCTCTATCTTTGAAAGTAAGATGAAGGCTATTGAATTAACGGTTAATCGGTTTGATACCGAAACTAAGGAATCATTTATGGACCTCTACACTAAGATAGATGCAGGGGTCGAGGTAGAATCCTTGACGACCTCTGATGTCGATGCCGACGGTGACGACGATGATGAGGACGAAATTAGCTTCTGATTATTAGAAGCGAAAGGGTATGTCCCTTGGGTAACCGGGGGACTCAATCTGAAGCTTGGAGATGCACCTGTGAAAGGCTCTGTTCGTAATTACTCGAACACATCTACCCTGCCCTTTATTTTTTTATTCAAAGAGAAACAATATGAGTTATAAAGCAATAGATAAACCGTTGACAGTTAAGGCTGTCAAAGCATTGTTGCCTGAGGTGCTATCACCCAAGTGGAGAAACGACCCGGGATTGTTGATGGCAGTTAAGAAGGGTTGGATCTTTCCAGGTAAGATTGTAGAGGATCAACTTATTGAGAAGTCTGGCGGCTTGTTGAAAGCCAATCCTAATAAAAAACGGACTGAAGATTTTGATGACTATTCGGATGCAAAATTTTTATCTGTCGGAGATTGGACATATATGTATAGGGCAGACTTAACCTGGGAGGCACTGAAAAATAAAAAAGGTGCCTTGAGGATTGTAGTATATGAAAGGAAACAAAATCGTTTATATTATTTTTATATTCCCCGACGAGCGTACAAGCATATGAGAGCTATTAAGATACCTTTTGATATCGAAACAGGTGATCCCAAAAACTCTAATAAGTGGTGGGCATATGAGATAGATTCGTTTAAAAAACTTGCTCGAATCAAAAAAGAAGATTGGATCAATGTACGTTAAAGTAATTTGGTCCGTTAGTGGAATTGGTTATCACGCTAGCCTGTCACGCTGGTATTACGGGTTCGAGTCCCGTACGGACCGCCAACTTAAAGGAGTAATAAAATGCCAGTAAGTAAACATCATAAAATTTCTAGGAATGGAAAATTTAAACAATCCCATAGTACATGGAAGAAAATATATAATAGAACAAAAGGATATTTTCGTTATAAAAATTCTCATAAACGTGATAAAGAAAAAGAAGTTCAGAGTAATTCGGAGGAGGTAAAAGTAAAAGATGATTAATCTTAAAGGAGATTTAAAATGGTAAATGGACATAATATGAGTCCAGAAGAGCAAAAGGAATTAGCTGAAGTGTGGGATACATTATATCACCACTATACACTAGCTGAATTTTATGATAACCTGGAAGAACACAAGTGGTCTAGTGGTTATAATTCATCAGATAAATTGGATAAAATCATTGAGTATAATGGACCCGAATTTGAAAATCTCTATTTAGATTATAGAGTTTGGATAGAATCTTTAGTACCAGGTAGTGTTGATGGAGATGATATAGTTAAACCCGAACGACCACCAGCAGAATTTAATGGAGATGATGATGCCTAACGGACATAATGAAACGATGGAAGAATTTTTAGCCCGACGAGAAGCAGAAGGTACTGATAAAGGTGGTATGTGTCCTCATTGTGGCCTTATGGGTACAATACGAGAAATGGTAGAACACCATGATATATGTCCAGCACTACAGGAGAATGATGATGAGTAGTGGTAGAGTAATAGATTTAAAGGGCCCGCAAGGCAATGCCTTTGCGTTGATGGCTATTGCGGATGATTTTTTGCGACAGATGAAACGTAGGGATGAGTTTGATGCCATGCGTGAAGAAATGATGTCCGGTGATTATGAGAATTTGATCCGTATATTTGAGGAAAACTTTAGTGATTATGTCACCTTGGTTGGCAAAGATGATTAATTTTATTTACTATATATTATTATTTGGAATAGTATCTGCTACTGTTTATGCAATGATAGAAACGAAACACTCAAGAGGTTTCTTTTGGACAGCAGGAGCATTTATAATCTCTTGCGTTGGATATGTGTTTTTTCAATATCCTCTGCTATCTTAATAATGCGTAACCCATTCCGTACTCGGTCTACGGCACCTTATCAAGTGAGAGTTGGTCTAATGGCTATGTGCCTGTTGGTGACTGTAGGGGAGATGCCTTTAGCATCTCACAACTACTAAGCCGAGGCATCGCTTTTTATTTTGGGCTTGACAAACTTATCTTTTTATGTTAAGCTAATCCTATAATTAATATTAATGTGAGGAATCATAATGCAAAATATAGATGCTGAATTACAAGACCTTTTGGATCGAGCAAGAGAGCTTAAAAAGGATTGTGTAAAGATTATAGGTGCAAAAGGATTTATAAAGAACATTGAAGAAGTTGAATATGACCATATTAAAAATTCTTTAAATACATTAGAAAGTGGTATAAATTGTATATTGCAGGTAGAAAAATATAAACCTTTAGGTAAGAAAAATGATAGTGGATAAATTAGTATATAGTGGTATTAAAGATTTAATGAAATCTGAACGTATGAGATTAGCAAATTTAGCTAAGCATAAGGTTAGGGATCTTACTGCTATAAATGTTTATTTGAACAAACTTACTAGTTTAAAAAATCTAGAAAAGTTTGTAGCTCAAGGTAATGGCGGCCGCGGTTTTGTATATGCTGGTCCTAAAATAAAACCCAGGGACGAAAAGGATAAGATTATGACGAAAAAGTAACGATATTAATATAGAGGTATACATAATAGGAGTTAAAGTCCTGCCATGTAGTGCAGGCCACTAGGACGCTAGTGAATATTATATATAAAAGTCTAACAACTAAAAAGTTACGAACAAGGCTCTGATTCAACCGATATCCTCTGACTAACAGTTAGCTGTAAAACCCCACGGTATAAAGGTGGGGTTTTTCATTTTTATAAATAGTATAAATTTGGAGAAATAAAATTATGACCCAGTTAATTAATCCGGAGAAGTTTACAGAAGCGACGACCCAGTTGAGGTCGTTTTTTTTGGAGAGAAACTTCCAAGAAGTACATACACAAAATAGATTATCAATATTAGCAGCTTGTGAAGATCCTACTACAGTGGCAACATACGAATATGCAGGAGAAGTATGGCCCCTGCCTCAGACAGGCCAAATGTGGCTTGAATACGAATTATTAAACAATCCCAACGTACCGGGATTTTTTTGTATCTCCACATCCTATAGGGAAGAGAAAAATATTACTGAAGGTAGACACGACATTATATTTCCTATGTTTGAATTTGAGTTCCCGGGCAATATAAAAGATTTAGAAAAGATGGAACGAGAGTTATGCCAACATATGGGTTTCGGAAATAAACACAGTATTGTAGATAAAGATTATTTAGAATGGTGTGAATATTTTAATCTGTATGATGGTGAAGAACTAACACATAAGCACGAAGAAGAAATGTGTAAAAAATGGCAGGGTAGAGTTTGTATGATAAAGAACTTTCCTAACTATACATCACCATTTTGGAATATGAGACAGAACGGAGATGGCACAGCAGCCAAGATAGATGTTATTATTTCAGGACAAGAAACAATTGGTTCAGCGGAACGTGCAGATGATCCTAAGGAAATGAGAGATCAGTTTATGTCTATATCCGATGGGATGTATGCCGACTTATTGTTTGAAAAGTTTGGAACTGAAAGAGTAGAAAAGGAACTAGATAAGTTTCTATCTTTAGATTTCTTTCCAAGAGTGGGTGGTGGAATAGGCATTACACGTTTACTTCATGCTATGAATGATTATAGTATAAGACAAATAGTAGCTAATATGTAAAGAATTCCGGGGTGGTGAAACGGTAAACACACCAGACAGTTTATCTGGCGCCTGACAGGGCATTGAAGGTTCGATTCCTTCCCCCGGAGCCATATATTTATTTTATCCTTTTTTCCAATATAAATATGGAAGAGAGGATAATTTTTTATGGAATTTTTAGGTCAAGACGGTTTTCAATGGGGGTTAGGAGTTATCGAAGATAGATTCGATCCAGAAAAGTTGGGTCGAGTTAGGGTTCGATGGTTGGGGTTACATAATGAAGCTAAAGAGAAAATTTTAACCAAAGATTTACCTTGGTCTACAGTTATGCAGCCTGTTAGTGCTTCTTCTATGGCAGGCGTAGGAGATTCTCCCACAAATCTAGTAGAAGGTACATGGGTAGTAGGTTTCGCTAAAGACGATTCTTTCTTTGAATGGATTGTAATGGGAACCTTGCCTGGTATGAATACTACTACAGCTTTTGCAGGAAAACTACAAAGAAAATGGGCGAAACAACGAGGTACATTACAAGACTATACAAAGGAATATTCTAGTGATATTCCTGATGCCTCCGAAAAATATTTGGATTATGAATTTGGCTTCCATGATCCTACTGTAGATCAAAGAAATATTCCTTATCCTCCAAGTGATGTAACAATTGGACATAGCCAAAAGTTCGGAGATTATTCTGCTGGACCAGGAAAGCACTATCCAGAACTACATGAAAATTCTATAGCTAAACCGCAGTCTTATTATGTAAACAGTCCAGGTACAAAATGTGGTGTTACGAAATCAAAATCGGAAATGATACCGGAAAGTTTCCCAGATGACAAATTTGAAAAAACTCCACGGGTACCTAATTATAAACCTGCTGGTAAAGCACCAAATGATTTAGATGCTTGTGATGACGAAAAGTGGGATGCTACATTACCAGAATTAAAAGGTTATGCTCCTAAGTTTGTTAGATTAACACATTCAGATGTTTTACATTACCTTTATCGTACTACCAGAAGGGTAACTGCTGATATGAGGCAATGTGAAGCTTGGACTCATTTTGGTTCATTTATGTGGCCTGATGTTAGTACTTATGGAGTTCGAGAGCACGTTGGTGTCAATTTATCTACAGGTTATCTAGAAGATGGTCATTGGCGAGCTGATAAATCAGCAGGATCGCCAGGTGGTACTCATGCACCAACATGGCCTATCACAAGAGATACTCCGACATCTAGTACAGACTCAGCAGGCCTTGCAGGTATAGAACCATTAGATAATCGTGCATCTTGGGGTAAAGATTCTGGACAAGAGATTGGTTATTTCTTATTAGATGGAGAACAGTTTAGATTAACACATCCAAGAACACCCTATGTACAAAAAGGTAAATTAGGACCAACACAAAGACAATTAGTAAAAGATTTATTTGATGCTGGTCATTACGGGACAGGCATTTATAATGTTAGTGATCCCAAAGGACCAGAAACTAGAAAAGATATATTATTTAAAGAAGTAAAAGAAACTGATTTAGTAGTATTGCCAGAAAAGGATACTAACAGATTAGCTGAAGGTGGTATACCAATATCTAGTATTTCTGGAAATAAAGTTAAGACAAAATCTAGTTTATTCGGTTCGCCTGATACAACCAAATATTTTTCTACATCAAATGAAAGTAAAAATAAAAATACAAAGCCTGTAATAAAAGCAGGTGATGTAATAATGATATCTGGAGCAAGAGGTGCAGAAGAATATAATGGACGAGTATATAGGGTATTAACTGTTGTAGGTGGGTTTACTATTAAATTAGGAACTATGGATGGACTTCCTTGGTCTGGACCAGGTAGTATAAAATATTCAGATTTAGACTCTGCTACACCGAGTACTATTGATGCAGTAGAGCTTAGTAAAGATTATACAAACGAATATTCAGCATATCTTGGTGGAGGTGTTATAACAGTTAATCCACATTGGATGGTCCGAGCAAAAGCAGAAACAAGAGAACGTCAAATTAATATCGGTAATCCAGAAATGAATACTGGTATAAATTTTCGATTTTGGAACCAACCCACAAGTAGATGGGCTGCACAGTACCCCTTTAATCATGTCTACGAATCAGAGTCTGGACATATAAAAGAATATGATGATACTCCTGGAGCAGAGCGTATCCATGAATATCATAGATCGGGTACATATTATGAGATAGACCATCAAGGCACAAAGGTTGATTATGTAAAGGGCGACAACTATAATGTCCGAATCTTTGATGATTATCTATACGTTAAAGGTAAAGTCGCCTGGACGATGGATGATGCAGTCTGGATTCGTTGTAATGACAGATTAGACTTATCAGCAAAGTGGAAGATACAAATTCATTCAGGTGGTGATTTAGATTTATCATCAAAGCGTAATATTAATATGAAGGCTGCTGGAGATATTAATATGCAATATGACGGTAATATGAATATCTTAGGAACTGCATTAGATCCAGTATCATCAGAATTTCATGCTGGAACAAGACCTTGTGATGTATTATCTTTCCTTACTGTGAAAACAGGACATATACAACAACAAGCAATAGAAGATGTAAAAATACAAGCTGATCTTAATATTATATCACTAAAAACTCTTACAGACACTATTTACATTTCTTCTGGAGAAGATATAGAAACTTTTGCTTTTGGAGATTCATTTACTGAAACTATGGGAAGAATATATGAATTCTCTATAGGAGAAAATAATAGAACAGCTATGGTAGGTTCTATTAATGATGTTAGTGAAGGTACGGGAGTACATCATTATTCTTTAGCTGGAGATATTACTATGGAGTCTTTAACAGGCCATATTAAATTTAATGCTAACGCTGGTAGAATTAGAGCTAGTGCTTTAGCTAGTACTATAGAATTGTTTGCAGCAGGGGATATTAAAGTAACTTCTTTTGATGGAGATATGGAAATTAAATCTGCTGGTTATATAGATGTTACAGCTATAGGTGATATGAACCTAGGTAGTAAAGCTGGAGAATTTAAAGCAGGTGCTCATGCAGGTAAGGTACAAATTAGAGCTGAAGCTGGAGATTTAAATTTATATACTAGTTTAGATATGAATATTGAAGCAAAAGATACTATGAGGTTAGAATCGGTTGAACAATCTATAAACATAAAGTCATTTATATCTACATTAATAGATTCAGGTCTTAATTTCCATAATAATGCTGGAACAGAAATTAGAGAAACAGCGACGACTATTAATATGAATGGTCCTGCAGCAAATATAGCAGATGGTGCAGATACTGCTGCAGTTTTTAGATTGTCTGCTTATGCAGTACCAATGGCTCCGGGATTTGTTGTACCAGCTTTGCCAGCATTTATGGCAGCTACTATAGATATTCCACCAATAGATATACCAGACCCAGCACCTGGTGATGGTGTTGGTTTGGCAATAAATGCAAATGATCCAGGAACTCCAGGATCGGGTTATGGTGGAGAAAACATTAGAGCCACACATGATACAATTAATGATATTATTGCTGGTAACAGTAATACAACATGGTAAGAGGAAAATAATATGCCCGATGCAAAAGGCGAACAAGCTGGCTGGCCAAAAGGCGGCTCTTTTGATAGTAATGAAAATACAGTATTAGGAGATATCTCTTTAGGATTTCAAGAAGGTACTGCTGGCGCTGAGACATTTTTTACAGACAGAGGGGCTCAGGTTAAAGGCGAAGTGGGTGCTAAAGGACCTACTGGTGCTTCAGCTTTGTTATTAACACTGAGGGATAACAATACGGTGAAAGGTTGGGCTAGTAATGTTTCAGCTGTTTTCAATGCGATTACAAAAACAACAAATTTACAAGGATCTTTTCAAGCATTTAAATTAGGAACCCCTTGGAAAGATATTTCATTTTTTGGTGGTTTTTTAACAAGTGATGCTGCAAAATTATCTAGTGCAGCTAAATTTGCTATGAGTGCTTTAGAACATGGAGATATTACATTTACAGAACTAGGTGGTAAAGGAAATCCAAATATTAACATTGATGCTTCTATAAGTCTACCTTCTTATAAACAACATACTGCTAGACTTCAAAATTTAGCTGCTGGTAAAGGGAAAAAATCTCCATCATTATCAGATGCAGGATCTGCCTTAGGATCACAAACAGCTGTTAGTCATCCATCACAAAAAATGATTGTTGGTGGAAATATGGCTGCTTCAACACTTAATGGAACCCCGTTAGGAGGAAGTACCTCAGTATCTTTAGGAGTAAAATTTCCTCTATCTTCAAGTACTGGCACAGCAGGAGGAGTACAAGGCGAAGTAAATTTTTTCATGCCAGGAGTTGTTAAAGCAATTGTTACAAATACTTTTGTAGCAGGGTTATTTGATCCAGCTTCATATGATGGTACATTAGCAAGTGATGGACTTGCTGGTCATCCAGGTTCTGTACCTAAAAAAGGAACAGAAGGAGGTAATACTGGTACTATTATACCCACCCCAGGAGCTAATCCTCATATTGATACTGGCATACATAGTGTTAATGCTGTGGATCTATCGAGAGGCGATTTAAACACAACATCATTTTTTAGTGCAGATCATCCAGGTTCGTCTGTGGGAAGTAGGGGTGATTATGGAGAAATTAGTGCTGGTACTGGTTTTGATCCATCTGCTGCAGTACCAGGTGCACATGCTGGAATGACAGGAAATTACTAATGGGATTACCTGTAATGCCAACACATAGACGAACAGATGATAGAGCCTGTGGTGCTGAAACAGGAACTGGAATGAATCAAGATACTGTAAAGGCAAATAATTTACTTGTAGCTTCGGATGGTGATGTTTGTACTCATGGAGGAGGAGCTTTGATTGCAAATGCTGATGGTGTTTTTGTACATGGTATACTAGTAGTTGGTCATGCAGCTGGTGCTGGAGCTGATGGTTTATGTCCTACATTATTGGGAGCTCATTGTGCTCCTGGTACAACAGAAGGTTCGCCTGATGTGTTTGTAGGAAGTTAAAAATTTAGGAGATAATAATGGATAGTAAAAATTTGAAAGAGGCTTTAAAGAAAAGAAAAGTTTGGGGTGGAATCACCCTAGTAGTATTTGGTATAGCAGGATTAAATGGAGTAGATCCATGGATTGCAGTTTCGGTATTAGCAATCGTTTGGGGTTTGATGGGAATATGTTGGCAACATAGTGGGTGGCAGCATAAGGTAGAAGAACACCATCATCATCACCACCATAATAAAGCAGCATCTAGGAAAACAGGAAAGATGAAGAAAAATTTGCAGAAAACATAATGAAAAATAGATAAATATTATAAATGGCAATAACAACATATAATCCCGGATTCGCTGATGCTGAATCTGTTAATAATAGTCCAAGAGATAATTTTGTTTATGAGGATTTAAATTTATTTTTTACCCGTAATCCAGTTACTGGAGATATATCTACTGTAACGGATATACAGGACATTAAACGAGCTGTTCGTAATATTGTTTTAATGAATACTTGGGATAAACCTTTTCATCCAGAAATTGGAACAAATGTAAGGGCTTCTCTATTTGAGAATTTTACACCTCCAGTTTTGGTAACACTGAGAGAGAAAATGTTGCACGCCTTAAAAGTATGGGAACCTAGAGTTACAGTTACTACTATAGATTTTAGTGATCCACAATATCATAATATGGACAGTAGTACTTTAGGTATAATAATAGAATTTTTTATTAATAACGCTCCACAAAATCTAGAAGAAGTGGAGATTCTTTTAAAGAGAGTAAGATAAAATGGCAGGATTAACAACAAAAGGAAGAATGGAAATAACAGGTTTAGATTTTGATGATATTAAAAGAAATCTAAAAACCTATTTAAGAGGACAATCAAAATTTACTGATTATGATTTTGAAGGTTCTGGTATGAGTATCCTTTTGGACACTCTTGCTTATAATACACACTATACAGCTTTTTATGCTAATATGTTAGCTAATGAAATGTTTTTGAATACTTCTCAAAAAAGAAATTCTGTAACCTCTCATGCAAAAGCTTTAGGTTATGTACCAACGTCTGCAAAAGCTCCTACTGCTAGTGTAAGGGTAGAAGTTAATGATGCAAATACTGCTACAACTACTATGCCAGAGGGTTATGTTTTTACTACGACTATTAATGGAATAGATTATCAATTCGTTAATACAGAAGATAGAAGTGTAAACCCAATAGCCGGACAATATATTTTTGGACCCATAAATGGTATTTCTGTTTATGAAGGTACTTGGGTTACTACAAAATATACTGTAAATTCAACTGATGTAGATCAGCGTTTTATTATACCAAATGAAAATGCTGATCTTTCAACTTTAAAAGTTTTAATACAGACAAGTGATTCAGACTCAACACAAGTTGGTTATACTAAATCAAGTTCTTTAGTTAGTATTACAGCAAACACAACAGCTTATTTTTGTCAAGAAACAGTAGATAATCAATGGGAAATTTATTTTGGAGATAGTGTTGTAGGTAAATCTTTAATAGACGGAAATATAGTAATACTAAAATATGTTGTTACAAATGTTACAGAAGCTAATGGTGCTAATGTTTTTTTACCATCAACAAGTATTAGTGGATTTAATAATATAACAGTTACTACATTAAGTTCAGCATCTGGTGGTGCAGAAAAAGAAACAGAAGATTCTATTAAATTTAATGCACCCTTTAGTTATGCGGCTCAGAATAGAGCAGTTACTGCAAAAGATTATGCTGTAATAGTTCCTACCATTTATCCTAATGTAGAATCTATTTCAGTGTGGGGAGGAGAATTTGCTGACCCAGCTGTTTATGGTAAAGTATATATTAGTATAAAAACAAAAACAGGATATTCTTTAACAACAAGTGCAAAGGCAGATATTGTTACACAATTAGAAAATTACAACGTTGCATCTATTACTCCTGTAGTTCTTGTTCCAGAAACAACTAAAATTATTCCAACTGTAAATTTTAAATTTAATGATGCAGTAACGGATAAAAGTGTTGCTGATCTTGTTACTCTTATAAAATCAAGAATTACTACTTGGTCAGATGATATACTAGAAAAACATGAAGCTATATTTCGTTATTCTCCTTTTGTGGGATTAGTAGATGATACAGATACATCCTTATTGTCTAATATTACTACAATTAAATTAAGCAAAACCTTTTTACCAGTATTAGGAGAATCTACAAAATATACAATATCCTTTGAGAATGATTTTTATCATCCTTATGATGGATACCTATCTACAACTGCTGGTACAGAACCTGGAGGTGTAGTAGAGTCTAGTGGGTTTACTATAACAGGTGATATTAATATATACACTTTAGAAGATAATGGTAAAGGCGATTTAAATGCTTTTTATATTTCTAGTAGTAATAAAGTTTATTTAGCTACATCAATAGGAACAGTAGATTATATAAAAGGTGAAGTTGTAGTAACCAGTATGGATATTAGTGGTGTGGAAGATTATGATGGTCTTACACAAACAGAGCTTCGTATTACTGTACGTCCAAGTTCTAATGATATAGTGCCAGTAAGGAATCAGATATTAGAAATAGATTTAATTAATGTAAGTGTTTCTGGAGAAGCTGATGTTGTTGCTGCAGGTTCTTCTGATGGTGGTACTACTTACGCTACAAGTAGTTCTTATAGTTAATGGCCACACTAAAAAACAAAATCTCTATTCATACTGCTGAGACTGTACCAGAATTTGTCAGAGGTGATCACCCAGCTTTTTTAGAATTTATAAAAACTTATTATGAGTTTTTAGAATCAGCTGAATTACAATTAGTAAATTTAGGTTCTAAAGATGCTGTTTTGCAAGAAGAAGGTTCTTCAAATCTTGTAGTATTAGAAGATAAAAATATCTATAGAGCAGATCAATCTAACAATATTCTTTTAGAAGATACAGCGTTTGGTTCTTTTATAAATGATGAAGTTATTATAGGACAAACAACTAAAGCAACAGCTACTATTCGAGTAGAAGATATTAATTTAGGATCTAGGCTTTTTATAACTCCTCAAAATAAGTTTATCTTAGGAGAACAAGTTGTAGGTCAAACATCAAATGCTTCTGGTTATATAGGAGATTATACAGCTAATCCAGTACAGAGTGTTCAGCAACTATTAGATTATGCTGATACTGATAATACTATAGATTCTTTCTTTACACAATTTAAAGAAGTGTTTATGAGAACTGTTCCTAAAAAATTAGCTACAGGCCTCGATCAAAAAAGTTTATTAAAAAATATTAAAGACCTTTATCGAGCAAAGGGTACTAAAAAAGGAACAGAATTATTTTTTAGAATACTATTAGGTGAAGAAGTTGAAATAATATATCCAACAAAAGATATTTGGAGATTGTCTGATGGTGCTTGGTCAGAAGATACTACATTAACTATTATACAATCTAATGATACTATAATTGCTGAAAATTCACTTTTAGATGTAGAAGCATTTATACTATTAGAAGATGGTAGTCAAATATTAGCAGAAAATTCTGTTAATGGATTAGCTAATTTTTCAGAATTGGTTGGCCAAACAATAACTCAAACAGATGCTTATGGAGCAAATGCTGTAGTTGATACTTTATTTCAATATAATTTTGGTGGTGAATATATTACTGAATTGGTATTAAGCAAGGGTAGTGTAGATGGAACTTTTTTAACTGGACTTACAATTAAAGGAGTAAGTAACGTTGATCAAGTTACATCTATAGCAGGAAAAATTATTCCAATAGTAAAGGATGCTGGTATAAATTTATCTAATTTTCAATCTAGTCAATATTTTATTTTAGAAGATAAACTTACTATTACCTCAAATACAGGTGCTTTCGCAACAGCAAAAATTAGTGAGATATCTGCAGGACGTATTGATGAAGTTATTATAGATTCTGGTGGCACAGGATATGTTGGTGGAGAAACTATAGTTGTAAATAATGTTGGAACAGGAGGTTCTAATTTAGCAGCACAAGTTGGTGTTGTTAATGGCGGGTTTATTCCAGAGGATGGAATTCTTACAGGTAATTTTAGAACTACTTTAGAAAGTGGAACTCCGGGTGGCGCAGGAGAATTAATTTCAGAATCTTCTGAATTTACCTATGAGATACCCACAGGAGTATTTGACATTGGAGAAACTATTACAGGAGATACTTCCGGAGCTATTGGTAAAGTTTTTGCTATATCTTTGGATATAAAAACTATACATTATGTTAAAACAAGTGTAGATTTTTTTACAACAGGAGAAACAATAAGAGGTTCTGTTAATAATTATACTGTTAGGCTATTAGCAAATACAGAAGATATTTATTTTACATCTGAAGAAGATTTGGAATTAGTTGCTACAGATAGAATTGGATTAGAGGATGAAAGTACTAGATCAGATACTTATTTAGGTTCTTCTATTGTACAAGAATTGGGAAGTGGTGTAGGAGATATTACAGATATTAGAGTATTGGCTAGAGGTTATGGTTATGAATCTTTACCAACACTTACAGTTCAAGGTTCTGGTACTGGGGGAACAGTATTAGCTAAAGGCAATAATGTTGGTGCAATTTCTGATGTGCAGATAATTCAACATGGTTCTCATTTTACTAATAATGATGTAACATTTAATGCTACAACAAATATACTTTGTACAAATATTTCTGCACTATTTACTTCCAGTGAAACTTTAACAGGTGTTACTTCTGGTGCAACAGCAACATATGTAAGTTCTATTGGTGGTGTTGGAGTTATTAAAGTTAATTATACTAGTGTTTCTTCTTTTGATATAGGAGAAACTATACAAGGAAATCTTTCTGGCCAAACTGCTGTTATTAATTCCTTTATAAAAACTAATTTACCAGGTTCAACAGGAACCACAGTAACAAAAACTGGACGATATATTTCCGATAAAGGTTTTATAAGTGAGGCTAATAAAAGAATACAAGACAGCTATTATTACCAAGATTTTTCTTATGTCGTAAAAGCTTCACAATCTATCGTACAATGGAGAGATGAACTATTAGCTGCTGTACATCCAGCAGGTTGGGCTGTATTTGGTCAAGTAGATATTACTAGTAAACTTAAAGCTACTGCTAGTATTTCGTCTAGAATAGGATTGGGTGGATTACTTGCAGTTGTTTTTGCTAACCTTTTTGGTAGGCGTTTGGGTACAACGGAACAGATTCCGCTTAACCCAACTCCAATGGACCAATCAAATGAACCTTCTGGTGAACCATATTATGCTACAAGATTAGAAGTTTCTGGTACAGGAACATTTACAGCATTAGATACTATTACAGGAAGTTCTTCTGGAGCAACAGGAGTAGTCATCCAAGATATAGTAGATGATTCTGGAATGAGAACAGTAACTTATAGACCTGCTACAGGAATATTTACTACAGCGGATACAATAACAGGATCGCCTAGTGGTACGACTGCAACAGTATCGAATATTTTTGGATTAAGAGGTGAAAGAGATGTAACATTAAACCATTTAATTGAAATTGATATTCATACTCAAAGAACTTTAGCAAATGGTCTTTTTTATGCTTTTGCTCCAAACTATTATGATGCGGAACAATGGAAGTTTGCTCCAAGTCAATTAAATTCTTATGCTGAAACTTATACCTTTAGAGGACATGATACTTATACATTTAAACTTCCGTTGACATTATTAACAAGTGATATCAATGATACTGTAGAAAGTTTAGATGTAGATAGTGCTACTAATTTCCCAAGTACAGGAACTCTTTTGATAAATGGTGAGTTT